AGGTTAACAAAAATGACAGATAAAGAACAAATACAACATCTAATAGATAAAAATAATAAGTTAGAAGCTGAGCTTATATCTTTAAAAACTAAAGTTACTGGTTGGTTTGAGGATATGGCTGAGTTAAGAAATACAGTGTTATTGCGAAACAGTGAGCTTAAACAATACAAAGATGTACATGTTAACTGGGAGCTTAAAAAGAAAATCATATTGTTTTTACAAAAGACACAGTCTTTAGAAGCTTATGATGCAATGACACCAAACCAAATAGCACACAGGGCAGCTACGTTTATTGAAAAAATACTAGGTTCAAAACAACCGCCTTTATTAGCTATTACTAATGAAGTTCAAGTTACTACTAGGGAGCCTGACTAAGGTTCCCATAGTAGATATTATAAACATAACCCACAGATAATTAAGGAGTTAGACATATGGCAAGACTGATTGAGAGTATGCCTACTTATAAAGATGAAGTAGAGCATGAAAAAGAGATGAGGAATTTAGGTTCTAATAGGACTAATAAAAGGCTTCAATCTCATATAGAACGAGAAGAAGAAAGTGTTACTAGCTACGGGAAAGTAATGGTAGCAAACACTATAAGACCTTTAGCAAAAGCTATTGCTGAATGGGTAGAGGAACAATCACAAAAAACAATAGGTAAACCATCTATTGCCTTCCTGAAAATGTGTGAAGTAGAACCTGAAATATTAGCTTTAATTACTGGTAAACACATAATCAATACAATTACACAATACAAACCATTAACCGCAACGTGCATATCATTGGGCGGTAAAGTTGAAACTGAGATTAGTCTTAGAAATTTTAAATTTTTAAATCCTGATTTGTACCAAACAGTTAAACAAGATTTAGATAAAAGAAGTTTTAACTACACTTACAAAAGAAGAAAACTAAGAGAGAGCGCTAAGCGTGATGAGGTAATGAGATGGGAAGAATGGAGTACACCTGTTAAATTACATGTAGGACTTAGATTAGTTGAGCTTATGATTTATGCTACAGGTTTAATTGAGATAAGCACAGAGACTGTAAAACATAAAAAAGCTAAAATCATAAAACAAACAGAGACTACTAGAGAATGGATTAAGAATAGAAATAGTTTTAATGAATTACTTAATCCTGAGTACTTGCCGACAGTTATGCCGCCGAAGTTATGGAGTACAGTTGTAGGTGGTGGCTATTGGACTAAAGAGTTACCTGAGCTTGAGCTTGTTAAACAAAAAAACAAGAAATACAAAAAAGAGTTAGAAAACTATGACATGCCTGAAGTGTATGATGCTGTTAATACTATGCAGGCTACACCGTTTAAGATTAACACATTTATTTTACGTGTTATGCAGGAAGCGTGGGACAAAGGGTTAGCTGTTGGTGGTATGCCGCCTAACACTAATTATGATATTCCAAACAAACCACATGACATTGAAACTAATGTTGAAAGTAGAAGAGACTGGAAAAGAAAAGCTGTAATGGCTCACACAGAAAATGCTAGAATGTTTTCTAAACGTTTACTGTACGCTAAAATTATATGGCTTGCACAAAAGTTTAAAGATTATGCAACGTTATATTTTCCATTACAATTAGACTTTAGAGGCAGAGCTTATTGTGTGCCGGCGTTTTTAAACTATCAGTCTATTGGCGGTGCCAAAGCTTTATTGTCTTTTGCACAAGGTAAAGCAATCACAAAAGAAAACAAAGGTGATTACTGGTTAGCTGTGCATGGTGCCAACATGTACGGTCAAGATAAAATATCTTTTAGTGACCGTGTTAAATGGACTGAGGATAATGAAGCTTGGATTATTAAATGTGCTGAAGACCCAATGTCAAATAGACAATGGGAAGATGCATCTAATCCATTTCAATTTTTATCTTTTTGTGATGAATGGAAAAGATTTAAAGAACAAGGATATGGATTTGTCTCTCATATTCCTGTAAACGTAGACGGTTCTTGTAATGGTCTACAGATTTATTCTTTAATGTTAAGAGACAGTAAAGCAGGTAAGTTAGTTAATTGTTTACCTAGTGATACACCACAAGACATTTACCAATTAGTTGCTAATGCAGTTATTGAGAAATTAAAAAAAGATGCAGCAGAAAATAAACCTTTTGCTCAGTTGTGGTTAGACTATGGAGTTAAACGTTCAACTACTAAAAGAAGTATTATGACTATCTGTTATGGTTCAACTAGATATTCATGTACAGACTTTGTAATTGAAGACTTAACTAAACGTAAAGACAAAGGTGAAAACCATCCATTTCAAGATGAGATATTCAAACCGGCTAGTTATCTAGCGGCTGTCATATGGGACAGTATTGGTGATAATTTGAGGTCTGCAAGAATTGGTATGGATTACTTACAAACCATTGCTAGGATAGTTGCTAAAGAACAACTTCCAGTGCACTGGGTAACACCTGTTGGCTTTCCTGTTTATCAGTCATATCCTGAAATGAAGTCTAAAAGAGTTAAAGCTATGTTGATGGGTGAAGTTATCAAACCTAGAATTAACACAGAGACTGACTTGACGGACAAGTTGAGAATGGGCAATGGAGTGGCTCCCAATGTTGTTCACTCAGTAGACAGTGCCGCTATGATGAAAACTGTTAACACTGCATACAAGAATGGTATTACTAATTTTTGTAACGTGCATGATAGTTTTGGCACAACAGCCGGTGATGTTGAAACACTTAATAAATCTATTAGAGAAGCTTTTATTGAGATGTTTACTAAGAATGACATACTAGAAGATTTTAGGAATGACGTTCTTAGACAATTACCACCAGAGTTACACGACAAATTACCTGAAGCTCCCGCCAAAGGTGATTTGGATATTCAACAATTGCGGGACAGTGAGTTCTTTTTTGCATAGCATTAAAGTACCCATAGTAGAATGGAGAAACACATATGAAAAATAATTATGTTAAGATTGTAAGTCCTGAAGGCGTGTCACAGTATGCATGGTTAACAAAACCTGATACTAAGTTTGACAAAGATGGACATTACAAAGTAAATCTTGTAGTGCCTACTGACAAGGCTTCTTCATTGATTAAACAGATTGATGAAGAAATTAAAAAGAGTGTTGAGATTGCCAAAGAAAAAAATAAAGGCAAAGCTGTTAAACAAGCTAACGCTCCGTATGAAGAAGAGGTAGATGAAAACGGTAAACCTACTGGAAACACTATCTTTAAGTTTAAAAGAAAAGCACAAATAATTTCTGCTGATGGAAAAGTTATTCCATTTAAAGTAGCTTTATTTGATAGCTCTGGTAAACCTTTAGTTGATGCTAACGTTTGGTCTGGTAGTGAGATGAAAGTTAGCGCTGAGTTAGTTCACTGGTTCACTGCAATGGCAGGCGCAGGCGTAAGTCTGAGATTAAGAGCAGTGCAAATAACTAAATTAGTTGAAGGTGGTGCCGGCAATGCTGAAGGCTACGGCTTTGACAAAGTTGAAGGTGGCTACGAAGCTCCAGAAAGTGTAAACACAAATGTGGTACAAGAAGAAAGCGCAGAAGCTGACTTCTAAACAAGTTGGTTTACGTTATGGTTTTAGGTCAGGCTTAGAAGAAGCAATTGCTTCTGAGCTTGATACTAAAAACATTCAATATAAGTTTGAAGAAACAAAACTTAACTATGTTAAACCACAAAAGGTGCACACATACACACCTGACTTTTATCTAGTTCAGTCTGACATTTACATTGAGACTAAAGGTTACTTTACTTCTCAAGACCGTCAGAAAATGCGTCTTATAAAAGAACAGCATCCTGAGCTAGATATTAGATTTATATTTAGTAATTCAAAAACAAGAATAAGTAAAAAATCAAAAACAACATATGGCATGTGGTGTGATAAATACGGTTTTAAGTATGCAGACAAACATGTCCCGAAAGAATGGTTATGAACAATTTAAGAAAAGAAACTAAATACATTGTTGTCCATTCAACAAATACAAATCCTACACAAAATTTAGATGTTAAAGATTTAGACAAGCAACATAGAAAAGAGGGTTTATTCTCTTGCGCTTTTCATAAAGTTATTAAAAGAGACGGGTCTGTACAAGACGGTCGCGACATAATGATAGCCGGCGCACATATTGAAACAGATGTTGTCTTGTCTAATAAAAATTCTATTGGCATTTGTCTAGTTGGTGGACAGAATGTTGATGGACAACCTGATTGTAATTTTACTTTCAAACAATATGAGAGTTTAGTTAAACTCATAGATGTTTTAAAAGCCGATTACAAAGAGGTTGAAGTTGTTGGTCATAGAGATGTGACTAACTCCTCATGTCCGCAGTTTGATGTAAAAGAATTGCTGACATAGTTTGTTTGTTGCCTACTGGGTAGAAATACTCAGTAGGTTAAACCCAAAATATTAAGGCAAAAAATTTTATGGAAAATACTGAAAGTACGTTTTTATATCATTCACATTGTGATGAGTGCGGTTCTAGTGACGCTAATTCTGTCTATGATGATGGACACACTTATTGCTTTTCATGTAACACATTAAAAAAAGGAGTAGAAGACTTGAACAAACAAACAAACACACAAGAACCAAGTAAAGATTTTATTTCAGGTAATGTATCTGCATTATCAAAAAGAAATATTGACTTTAACACAGCACAAAAATTTAATTATCAAACCGGTGCATGGTTTGGTAGACCATGTCAGATTGCAAACTACTATGACAAAGATAAACAATTAGTAGCACAAAAATTAAGATACCCTGATAAAACATTTCAGTGGTTAGGTGACGCAAAAAAAGCAGGCTTGTTTGGACAACACCTGTGGCGTGACGGTGGTAAAATGTGTATCATAACTGAAGGTGAGATAGACGCTTTATCAGTATCAAGAATAAATCAAAATAAATTTCCCGTAGTA